AGAAATGACGGCATCTAAAAATATAGTAGCGTAATAAACTGCATCTGTTTTTGACCACTCCTCCCATTTATATAAATTCATAGAAGAAAGACAGCATACAAAAGTGTGATTTTCATCAGAAGGCAGCATTATTTCAGCACATAATTGACTATGCTTTACTTTTAAATTATAAGTAGAAAATGTACTTTTAAGATGCGCATTTGCATTATCTATAAAGAAGGTATAAGGTTCCCCAGTTTTAACCCGGGTCTTTATATGCTCTAACCATAATTCTCTTTTAGAACCATTTTTATTGATGACTTCTTCCATAAATTCATTTGTGAACTTAGCACCCATGTGAATATTATGGCATTGCCTATTAATATCTCCTTTAGGTTCTCTAATTTTTAGAAAGTCAGCAAATTCAGGATGATTTGCAGATAGATACAAAGCTACTGCACCTCTTCTCATTTTACCTTGCTTTGATGCTATGATAGTAGAATCAAATGACTTCATGAAAGGTATAATCCCATCAGTAGTACCGTTAGATCCATCTTTTATAGGCGCGCCTTTAGGTCTAATTTCAGAAAAATCATAAGCAGTACCGCCTCCATGTTTAGATAATATAGCCATCTCAAGGTTTTTTCTGTATATATCGTACATAGAATCTCCAATATATCCACCAAAACATGATATAGGTAGGCCTCTATTAGTTCCAAAGTTGCTCATGACCGGAGTAGATGGTATTAACCAACCATTCCAAAGTATTTCAAAAAATTTAGAAAACAATTCAGGCTTATTTAAATAATTCGCAGCTGTACTAGCTATTCTAGTATATGCTTCTTTAGGAGTTTCTTTATTTTGTAAATATCCTCCGAGTATTGTTGTCAGGTATAAGCTATTATTACCCCACTCCGGTATGTCATCTATAGACCAACCTTGTTTTTTGGCTAAATCGTGTAGTTCGTTCATTGTTTATATTTTAAAATAAGTCATCACTGTTCCAATCTTCATTAGGTTTAGCATATCCAGTTTCTCTGTTATCAAAGAAATCTGTTTGTTGCTCACCAGATACCATAAGGTAAAACCAAGACATATCATTAATTAATTTTGGATTTACTTTATATACAGGTTCTAATCCTAATTCATTTAGTTTTCTATTAGCTCTATCATACATAAAATTCTTAAGTTCCTCTTTTGATATGGTTTCTAAATCTCCCATTTCAAAAATACTCTCTATGTATGTGAATTCATTTACAAGAGCTAATTGGACTCCTTCTATAATGCTTTTTTTGAATTCATTTGTCCAGATGTCAGGATTTTCTCTAATCAACTCTCTAAACAATTTACATCCCGCTTCGCTATGTAAACTTTCATCTCTTACGGAAAATATCATTTGTTGACCAATGCCTTTTAGTCTGTTTGATTTTCTAAAAGAGAGAAGAACTGCAAAAGAACTAAATAATTGAATGCCTTCGGCGCATGCAGAAAATAATGCTAAACTTCTCGCAATGTTTGATATAGAAGTATCATTTTTATCTACATCAATTAAAACTTGCAATTTATTCATAGTAGCCTCATCTTGCATGAATGCTTGAAAATCATCTAAGCCTAGAGAATCATTTAGATATGAGTAGGCTGTTGCATGAATTGTTTCAAATGATCCAAATGTTACTGCCATCATTTTGATTTCAGGAATTGGAAACCATGTAGTAACATATTGAGACCAATAATCATTTACATGTGTTTCAGTTTGAGCAAATCCTTTTAAAATGTTACCAATGACATTTTTTTCAGATTTAGTAAGATTCTCATCCCAATCTTTGATGTCTTTTTGCATATTAATTTCTGTATGCAACCAGTGGGCGTTCTGCTGTTTGAACCAATAATCATAAGCCCATTGATACTCAAATGGTTTGAAATGCAATCTTTCTTGTAGTAAAGGCATAATGTAAAAAATTAAATGTTTATAATTTTGTTTTCGGTAAGAATAAATACCTAATTAATTTGAAATTTCATTATACTCTTTGAAAAATCTATCCACTTCCGCAGGATCAAATGTACTTGCATTTTTTACCGTAGGGCTTTTAGAATCATCATCATCTACATCTGCTATTAGATTGTTAATGACATGTTTTCCACATCTTGTATCTAATGTTCCTTCAAATGACAATCCTAAATCTCCTAATCTTGATGCTACAATGTGATAAATATTTTTTCTTGATAGTGAGAACATGAAATCACATACCATAAGAACATTATAAGATTCTGCAATATGTTCTCCATTTACAACTTTAGCTGATTCTGATGTTCTATTTGCTTGAGAAGGAACCCATGCTGGAACTCTATATTCATCTGCTATGTTTCTAATGTCTGTAAAGATTTCATCTAATGCGAATCTTTTTTCTGTCTTAGTTGATTTTAATAATTTTGGATCATCTATAATGATTAATCCCGGCGAAATTCCTTGATGAATACACTGATCTAAATGTCCTCTGATAGTCATCGTAGATGCTTTGTAAGCACCGTATTTTTTAATAATTAACTTTCCTGGTATTTCATTCATTTTCTTATTAATCAGATGCATATTATCCTTAGACAAATTATCTAATGATATGTCTGTAATGTAGGCATCAATCCTTTTTGATATTTGAGTAGGATATAATTCCATAGTGTAATAAATCACGTTTACTCCTAATTCCATAGCGTGAGCAGCTAAAGATATTAACAGCCATGATTTACCTCCTTTCGGAGGACAGAGAACAACTCCGAGTTCGCCAAAAGATAATCCTCCTTTCATATAAGAATTAATAACAGGCCATGGAGTAGATATTGGATTTCTATCATCTTCCATGTATCTGTTTTCTAATGTCTTTTCATACATATAACCTAAATCTAATTCAGATCCGGCATTATGTGCCTTATTAATGACAGAGAAAGCAGCATCAAAATCATTTCTTTTAACTAAATCGACTGCGTTTCTTAAGGCTTTGACATATTCTCTATTCCTACAGAATTCGACAATCTTATCTTTAACATGTTGTAAATCTTTAGAATCAGCAAAATCTAAAGAGCTTTTAAGAAACATATAAATACTCTGCGCAAAAATTTTATTTCTTTCCGCCTGAGAATCACTATCTTCTTTATTAGCTAATTCTTTGATGTTTATCTTTAAAACATCTATTGTAGGTTGAATTTTGTATGTCTCATAATAGTCATACATTCTCTCTACTACCCAAGACATAGCCTCATTCTCGAAATAATTAGGATCAAGAATGTCAATAATACGAGTGAAGAAATTCTCGTCATTAAGTAAATTGTACAAAACCTTCTTTTGAAAATCCGTACCAAAAGAATTTAATAAATTGGAAGTCATTGTTTATGATTTTAATCTGTTTACAAAATTTCTATGCCATGAATCAAAATCGTTAATTCTAGAGAATAGACCATCAAAAGTGAACATCTGCATGAATTCATAGTCATAACTAACAGGAGCAAATTCTTGTAATAATCTTCTTATTGCGCTTTTTGTATGATAAGAAACATCGACATTGTGTAATTGAATTAACTTGTAATTTAATTCTAATTTATCAAAGTCAGAAATGAGATTATCGAGACCTTTATATTTTTTTCCCTCCGAAATTAAATCTTTGGCTCTATTATAAAAAAAGTCTAAATCATCTATTTTAGTATTTCTTATTTCTGGAAAAAATTTAATTATGTTTTTTTCTCCAATAGAACCGAAGCTAGGAATATTATCACTCCTGTCTCCTACAAAAGCCTTGTAATATACGAAGTTTTCCGGGATAATTCCAAATTCTTCGACAACTTTTTTTGGAGAATACATAATTCTTTTTGTTGGATTATAAACTTGAATAGTTTCCGATACTAATTGAAGATAATCCTTATCAGATGACATTATAAATTTATATTTATAATCTTCTAATTCACTTGAATTTACAAGTATAGAAATAACATCATCTGCTTCAACTCCATCCATAATCAATTGAACTACTGGCAAATTATTCAAGTACTCAATTAATCTTCTTATTTGCCTTTCGGATTCTTTATCTGTACTTTCAGTGCTATTTTCTGTAAGTCTATTTAATTTAAGACCTTTATGCTTTCCAGATTTATATCCTTTATACATTTTTTTCCTTCTTACAGATCCTCCCTGACCATCAAACACGACAATAACTTTATTTATATTATAGGTTTTTACAAAAGAAAACATAGTTTCTAAGAATCCAAACACTCCTCCTATTGTATTACCGTCTGTATTTAACGTAGGATATGCACAAAAACATCTGACAAATAAATTAGTTCCGTCTATTATAAGAGCTGTTTTTTCATTAGACATATACCTATGATTACCTAATAATTTTGATAAGTCAATAGTCATCTTCTGTATCTTCTATGTGAATGAATGAAGTAGAATTTCCCTCGTCGACATCATCTCTTTTAATATAGGTTGTGATATAGTAATCTGAAATATTAGATAATATATCTTTTCGTATTTCCTCTCTAGAGAATAGCTTATCGTAAAAATCTTTTCTTTGAAATCTAATTTCTTCAATTATCTCTCCTGTTTCTCTATTGCAATATTTATAAGTGTACCATGCTCCTGAAGAAGTAGCTATCCCTTTGTCCTTTAAAAAATCCATAATAGAACTTACATCATCAATTCCTGAATTGTACATGATGTTGAATGCAGCTTTTCGGTGTGGGGGGCCTATTCTATTTTTTATTATTTCTGCTTCTGTGGTAATACCTAAAGGAAGATCTTTTTCAGGTCCTTGAATTTTGCCTTTCTTAACTAGCTTAACTCTTACCGAAGAATGGAAGCCAATCGCCTTTCCACCGGATGTAGTATAAGAATCCCCCATTCCAGGTCGAGCTTGTAAATTCTGTCTCAATTGATTAGTAAAAATCAAAAGAATTTTTTCCCTGCCTAATAAGTTTGTCAATTTACGCATAGCCTTAGAAATGATGATTGCTTTCTGAGTAGCCCATCCATCTTTTTCATAATTGCCTTCTATTTCGTCTTTTGTAGATGCTCCCATTACCGAGTCTACCACAATAGTAACAATGACATCTTTATTAGATGCTCTCATTTGTTCTATAATAGTCTCAACTGAATTAAATACATCTTCAATTACTTCATGTTGAACATAAACAAAATTCTTTTTTAAATCAACTCCGATTGCATTTAGAAATTCTTTACTAACTGCACTTTCAGTATCTATGATAATGCCGATACCTCCTTTTTTTTGTGTCTCTTTTATAGCATGGGCAGCTAATAAAGACTTACCAGATTGTTCTAGACCTATTAACTCTACAATTTTACCGACGGGGTATCCTCCATTTTCTCTGTTTGAAATAGCCATATCTAATGTTGTGCATCCAGTGGATACAAAGTCACTGACATTTGTAGGTGCTAATGTGGAATCTTCTAGCTTATAAGCTACTGTTCCGATATCTTTTTTGTACTTAGCATTTATCGCATCTATCAAAGATGATGCAAAAGATGTGTCAGTCCTCTCTTGGGAGGATTCCCTTTTCTTTGCCATAATTTAACGTTTTTTATATAGAGTCTAAAAATTTAGAAAAATCATCTTCAAGTGACTTGGTAGCTACAGGTTTTTCAACCGGTCTTGTTCTAACTTCTTCTGTAATGTCTTGGGCTTTTGCTCCGCCTCGTACAATTTCATTAGATTCAGGAGCTTTACTTTTTGCGAAGAGAGAACCTGCTAACGAAGTAACCATTTTTTCAATCTCTTCTTTTGTATGAGTGATGTACAAATCTTCTATATTTCCTATTTCCTCATACTGTCTCTTAAAATCTTCAATAGCATACCCTTCTTCAGCCCTTTCTATCAAATTAGTCGGGCTTCTCTTGGCTGTAATTTCAACGCCACCTCCAGAGGCTTTTGTGAGAACTAAATCAGTACCTCTTTTTAAATCAAAGATTTTTGATGACTCTTCACCTTCTTCCTCAAAAATAGTGTTCATAATATTAAATATTTTCTCATAGGTTTTAGTGTTAACCGGCCAAACCTTAATACCAGAAGATTCCTTGCCTCTGATTAGAATAGGAATGTAATAGTATTTTTGAGGAGTAAAATACTTAATAAATTGCTTGTTGTTTTCGTAATCCTCTCTGTATAACTTATTTGCAAAAATCTCAGCCGGATCTTCTTGCTGAAAAGTTTTAGGAGATGCGAATTCGTAATTGGCTAGTCCTATTTTTGTAACAAAGTCTCGACCATGAAGATACGCCACATAAAAAGGCCACTCCGGGTCTTTTTTATTGGGTACAATCCGAATAGTAGAAGTTCCAGATGTAGGTCTCCAAATGTAATCAAAAATGTTTTTACCTTTCTTCCTGCCGTTTGTACTAGCGGTAGAAAGTCTGTTCGCTTCTTGTTTGAAACGTTCTGCAAAATTACTCATAACTGTATAAATTAGATGTTAGAAATATTCTTTTTGTATAGAAACTTTAAGTCAATTATTCTTAGACCATCAGATCCAGTAACTATCAAGCAATTTTCATAAGCATACCAATCAATTTTGTAATTAACATCAAGTTTGCCATTATTAGATTGCTCTATAAGTATGTTAAGACCATTTAGCGTAAACAAGGTACCTGTTTCTTTATTTCTATGTAATATTAAAGTGGAAGGAAGTAAGGTAAAATCTTCCTCTCTAATAACATTGTAACTTAAAATTAGTTCATCATTATCGGATGCATTTCTAAAAACAAATACACTATCATTTGTTATGTCATAAGTGTTCTTAATCGTCTTTAATGTACTTTCTATAAAATGGGGATGACAAAAAGTACATAGTAGTTTTGTAGGTTTTCTCTCAATCATGCTTTCACGTTTTCCAAATCAAAAGATTTCATGTTATAATAGTTTTTTCCGATTTTTACAGATGAGCTAAACCCAAAATCGTTAATTATCTTTTGTATTTCTTTCAATGTTTCCAATCCATCTTCTCTGTCGAAATCCAATAAGAAAGAATCATAAACATACAATACGATTTGTGTTTTTTTCGACTGCAAATATACAATAATCTTTTTAATAATCTCAAAAAAATGTTCAACTTCCATCAATTGTATAACATAAGAAAATAATTTTCCTTTGGTATAAGAATAATCGTCCTTTAGATTTGATAATTTTAAAGTTCTAACGCAATAAGGTACTGTAATCTCATTATCTTGAACCATTTGATTATATATCAAATCTCTATATTTATACAATGCATCAAAGAACGGAATTTTTTTAGCTTCCCCTCTCTCAGAATAAATATTAGTGAAAGTTATTTTTTTAGCTTCATCATATTCTTGCGGGGATATATTATTCTTTTTATAATAAATCTTTGCTAGATATACATGAACATCTTCTTCTTCTAATTTATACCCAATAGCTTTAGCAATTAAATATAAATGAAATGACTTAATATCAAATTCAACTAACATGCCTCTATCATGCCTAGAAACGAATCCTAAGCGATGTTTTTCATCTTTTGGTATTGCACTAAGGTTAATCCCATTAGATGTTCCTACGGGCCTTCCTGTGGCATTGTAGAGTGTATATTTAGGATGTAATAAAGATGTCGTTAATTTTTTATTGTAAACTTCATTTATTTGAGGGATATCAATGCAAATTCCATTATCTCTAATATGATTTAAAGATGATAGAATAGATGTATATTTTTCAATGACAGATGATTTCTTATCTAATGTTTTTAAAAATGAAAGTTGATTATTAAAACATCTTAAGAACATGTAATATGGAATGTAGATGTTATAAGATGTAGATGGATAATAAAATCTCTTGAACTTAGATGTAAATGAATATAAATCTTCTAAGTAATTTGTATCTCCTTTATTTAGCCAATATAATAATGGAAATTCTGTTGAAAATTTGCTGGGAAAATAATAATCAAAGATGTATTTAGATGACGCTATTACATAATTAAATGATAATAATGTTTGTAATGTTTTTAATGATATGTTTGATTTGAATTCTTCATGTTCTAATGCTATAGAATATGACTCATTTGATTTATAGTCATGTATAAATAATATGGATAGCCCCTCCGAAAAATTAGACATATCTTTCGGAACAGGAAATACAAAAGAGCCGGAAAAATTAGTTTGGATCTTACTTAGTTGATCCTCGTTCTCAATAACCATCATCTATATAAAACTCATTATAATTTACAATAAACCTCTTAAGTCCTGGAAAAGTTCTATCAGCATTCAAAACTTCATTTCTATTTAGTTGCGCTACTTTAACTTTGTCTCCTCTGACTTTCCAATAGATTTCTGCAAATATAAGTCTATTTCTGTTATCCTGCAAGTTTTTAGACGAAAAAAAATCTTCTTTGCTAATTTCTGTTATGGATGTTACTGGTTTTATTCTTTTTTGGTAGAAATAACGCTTGAAATATAAGCCTTCTTCTTCTATTTGCTCTCTTGTAGGTGTATATGGATTTATATTTACATACTCCACCATAGGCTCCGAACCAATTGAAGAATAAACTCTTCTTTTAAATTCGTATTCCAAAAATAATCTTTTTCTAGTATCTTTTTCATTTATACCGGCGTAGGGTATTCTATTGGTATAGAAATAATATCCTTTGTACGGTTTATTATCTTCATCCCATAAAAAATTACCTTCCGTATAAAAAAAATTAGCCATGATTATTTTATTTTACGCTCCTAAAGTAGGCGTTCTCGGAGGTACAACCGTACAAATAGATTCCAATTCAGTTTGCCAATCTTGATTTTCTACTACATGATGCACTCTAGTAACTACAAAAGCAATATTTCTCTCTGTGGTAAAACTTTTAGGAACTGTATTACTATTTATATGATGTCCTATTCTCCATCCTCCTACCCCATCCATTTTGACATTCATTTTCATTAACCACAAATACTGATTATTTTTTCGCAAAGATTCCGTAGTTTGAGCTCGAAGGCATGTTGCTAATAAATTTCTAGCTGCATCACAAGTTTCTTCACTATATTTTGTTTTAGGCATTAAATCATTATAGTAATTATTTAACAGTTTATTTGCTATATTTTCTAATGCTTGTTGTCCCGCAGAGAATCCATCATCACAATTACCCTCACTAACTGCGTGCGCTGTCCTAGATGTATTGAATATTGTTTTAACCAAAGATGCATGTAAATCAGTAGAGGGCAATTCGGCAGATATTTGTAGTTCTCTAGTTGAACCATCTCCATTCAATGTATTAAATTTCCATATATCAAATTTTTCTTCCACAAAAGTAGAGGGTACTATTCTTAAAACTCTATGTTCTGTCAAATTATCTGAATCTTGGTCTCCATCATCTTGTACTAAATCTAGCTGAATAAAACCTCCAGTACATTGACTAATAACAGTAAATAAGTTTTTTAAAAATCTATCTATTCTTATATAAGCTTCATCTATAAAATGATTATTTATGTTAGTTCCGGGATCTCCTTTTCTTGTATTATGCATATTTGCTTTAATAGCATCGTAAATAGTATTTCTATGTAAAAGTATTTTTCTGTAATCAATATATGTTCCATAATGAGATTTCACACCGTTAAAATATCCTTTAACATCTTCATAATTCTTTCCTTCTGCTCTATTATTTTTATTTGTATAATTCCCCGCTCCGCCTCCTAATATCAATAATTTTTTAGGGTCACAAGATCTAACTACATTTCCGGCCAAAGTAGAACATCTAGGTTTTATTGGAAATCCCACATATACATCCTTAACTTGTGATTTTTCTACAGTTTGATTTCTGGAGAATGGATATAAAGCGAATTCATTTACTATACGATCGACGATATATTGTAATGTAAAATACTCATCTGTCTTTGTTTGAGCTGAAGGTATATCTTCTGGATCTGGATTTAGAACAGTTCCTTCTATGGGTTGATATACGATTATATCATTTTTTCTAGGATTTATAAAATTTAAAAATGGTATACCAAATTGAACTGATTTATCATAGGGATTTTTCTGATCGTATCCAATAATATCTCCATCTGCAATAGTATCCGTTAAAAAAGCACCTGATTTTTGAGCATCGAAAAGCATTAATTCATAATATCCTGATACATTTCCTTCTTCAACCCCGTTACTAAAAGATTTATTATTTTTGTATTTTAAATCATTTCTTTCCCATAATCCAGATAAACCAATGTCTAATGTTGAAAATACTTCTCCAGGGCCTATAGCCTCAAAAGATAATTGATAATAATTTTCATTTGTAGTTTGCCATGTTCCATAAGCTATGTAGCATCCTGAAACGGTATATGAGGGACAATTATCAAAAGGAGCGGTATATCCTATAGTTATTGTTAATTTATTTTTAGGATCATTTATACAGAATATTTCAGAATATGTTAAAAAATCAGATAAACTATATACTTCTATAGTTCCTCTAATTCTCATTGATAAATTAACAAGAGATGCGTCATTTCCTATTCTTTCTATTTCCGCTCTTATTAAGTTAGGTTTTGGTTTTAGAGTAGATTTATTATACGTTTGTTCGAAGGTATCTTCTCTTGTTGAAATAGTAATACCTTGTTTTTTTATTATACAAAATGCTGTATTTCTAGTTTTAGGTTTGTAATAATTTGTTGTATTACCTTCAGAATATAATCCCGCTCTACTGCCGAGGACGTTTTTTATAGTTTCTGGTATAGGTCTTCTAAAAGGAGGTGCCATTTATCGATTCGTCTTTTAATTGTTCTAATTCTAATGTATCCAACGGATATGGAATTCTTAATCTTATTCCTACAGGAGGTACTATAGTTCCCTTACCTATGTCATTTTCGTTCGCTATAATCCACCAATATCTAGGATCTCCATAATAGTCATTAGCTAATAAATCAAGTCTATCTCCTGCTCTTGCGTATATATAAAAATCACTTGTTTTTGGAGGTATTTTATAGTAATATGTAGTACTGAATCTTCTAGCTCCTGATTCTTCTTTTATTACAGTAGTAAGCTGTTGATATCTATTCATTATCCAAAAAAGTTTGATGCTACTTGAGGTTTTCTTTTTCCTATATACCCTATTTCCATTGAAACATTTGTAATCATTGGAAGTTCTTTTTCTTCATCCCATACTATAGAAGCATTGTCCCATTCAAATGTTAAACCTTTAATATAACCCATTTCATTGGTATATAGTTTTCCTATATTAAATCTAACGTAAGATCCTACATAAGGCCCTCTATAAACAGGTAAAGAAAGTTTAGATAATTCATTAAGTTTTACTAATGTAGTGTCTATACTAATTCCAGAGGTAATTTCAGGATATGTTATATTAGCTTGTCGAGTAGATAAGGAAGATACTTTAGAATAATCCGTTAAATTTGTAGCTACGTCTCTTGTAGTATATTCAGTGCCTGAAGATCTTTGAATAGCGCCTCCTATAATTTTATCAGATAATTTGTTTACAGAAGGGTCCGATAGAATCCTAGAAGACTCAATACCCGGTAATCGTCTATTAGATGAATTAGAAACTAAAGTTGTATCTAGTTGTTCTTCAAATAAATTTCGTCTAGGATTAGTCTCGCTCTCTACTGCGACTGCGAAAGATAAAGATATAGTCCTAGTAAAACTCCGATATAATATTTTTGGATCCGCTCTTCCTATATCAAGCCTTTCATCCCATTCAGGAGATGATGAATCAGATATATTATTAATATACGCTAATAAATCTATTACAGGCCCTTCCCCTAAATTTCCAGCAGATATTCTTTGGAATGAAAATTTAAAAGGTTTTTGTCTATCCCTAATACTTAAACTTCCTTGTCCAGCGAGTGTATTAGTAATAGCTTTAAAATCTAAATTATTTGATGGCATGGTTATTTTTTATGGTGAACTTTCTTTTCTAATATAATTTTTAGTCTGTCTTCTTCCTTCATCAGTAAAGAAAGCAACAGCAGGTTGATTTATTTTTTCTCTAATTGATTCTAATATTTTTAATTGTTGTTGCATTAATTCTTTATGAGCTTTTTCCTTTTCTATATTTTTTTCTTTTACTGAATTCATTAATGCTGTAGCTTCTAAACTTTTACTTACGCTATTAACCATTACTGATTCTCTAGCCATGCTTGTCGTACCATAATTAGGAGTGATTCCGGATAATCTAGTTGACATTGATTTAAAAGTTGTGGGAGTCATATCAACCATAGAAGTTTCTACAGGAGTTCCCGTAGCTTTAGGTTTATTTAAAGAAGTTGAAATACCCCCGCCACCACTCATTCCATTCATTCCAGCGTACATAAATGGCTGTGCTGTAAAAGAACTTGATTTATTTTTATCGAAATGAGAATCTATTATTTTAGTTGTAGCAAGATATCCCGCCGTGCCTCCAATTAAACCTCCGATAGCAGCTCCTATAGGACCTAGAAAAGCGCCCATAGCGGCTCCACTAACAGCTCCGCCAGCAATGGCTCCTAATGCTCCCCCTACAGAAGTTGTTGCTGCTTGTTTAGTAGATTGCCCTTCTTTTTTCCTTTGCGCATAATCAAAAACTGCGCTAGCGGCAGCCATAACACCTCCTATTTTAGCAATAGAACTAGGCTTTATATTCTTTATAAAAGACTTCACTTTAGAAAACCTTGATGAACCCGTTTTACCCGTGACATTAGCTCCACTAGCGTTATCTAGTATAGTGGATGCTACACTTCCAGTGCCTCCTCCAATAGTTCCTCCTACAATCTTAACATACATGGGATTAGATTTAGAACCAAGAGTACCTGATATTGCGTCCAAACCTCCTCTAGCTTTTCCTACTGCTTCTCCAATTTTACCTCCAATTTTACCTCTTATAGTTTTGAGCAGCAATCCTCCCATTACACTACTCATAGCTATTGCCATACTTGCGTCTAATCCTGGGGTATTAGAAGTTCCATCTTGTTTTTCTTGAGTGCCAGTAAATTTACTATATACTTTTCCGGGAAATCCTGCTACAGCTTTTATACCTCCAGCAACAATATTGATAGCCCAAGCCATATAATCAATGATAGGAACAATAGCTTCTAATATAGGTAATAAAGATGATTTAAATGCTACGCTTACTTTTTCTATTGCCGTATTGAATCTTTCGGCAGCCATTACTTTCTTAGTTTCTATCTTATACAATTCTACATCTTTTCCCGCCACTTTATCTAAATAATCGCTATTTCTCATTGCAGCGTCTAAAGATTCGGCATCTTTTAATCCAATCTTTTCTCTTAAATACAAACTTTTTTCTAATTCAGATACTTCCATTCCAACAGCATTTGCCATGAGTTGTCTCTTAGCAAAATCCATGTTTTGAAATTCATCATAACCTCCCATTGTATCCATCATTTGTGTCATAGCTCCGGCAATGTCATCTTGTAAAAGCAATTCTCTAGCTTTTCCAATATTAACATGTCTTCCTAATGCTACTGATGCTTCAACTTCTGCTACGATGCTTTGCTCAAATGACAATAAATGTTGTGTCATTTTAGCCGCTTTTTGAAAATTTAATCCTAATGCTTTTACTTGCAGATTAGTTTCTATTAAATTTCTATGAGCTGATTTAGAATGTTTATTGATGTTAGAAAAATATTTTGATGCAAATTCAGCATTTTGAGCTATATCATCTACTATTGATTGAGGAGAAAATCCTTTTTTATCTGCGAGCTCTAGTGCAGCAGCCATAAGATTACTAGCCTCTTTGTCGCTTCCTCCTTTCATTCTTAAATTTTCATAGAATGCACCGGCTGATTCCACAGACAATCCTATGTTTTTTGCATTATCGGCTACACTAGCTAATGCTTTATCATTTGTTTGTAATAATATGCCTGAATCTCCTAAAATGCCTTTTTGAACATCTCTGACATCTCTAAGACTGGCGTACATGTTATCATATTGAGTTTGAGCATTCATTGCATTCTTAAACATATCGTAAGATTGCATATTGGATGTTCCTAACTCTGCTGATATTTCTTTTATTTTACTATTTAACCTATTTGCTGCTCCTAATATTCCTATAAATGCAGTTGTTAATCCTGCCATGATTACAGTAAAAGGAGAGACTTTGAACATTGCACTAATTGATGCCATCATCCCTTTGAAAGAACTTCCCGTTTTGGCGTAAACTTCATCAAATTTCTCATATCCCGCTTTCAAGGTATCTAAAGCTGTTTTTTTAGCTTTTGCTTGAGCGCTGTTAAAGATTGGGAAGAATGAATTCAACTTATCATACAAGAAAGTTACTTCTTGTTTACTATCTTTGTATATCCCCTGCAACCTTTTCCTAAATGGGTCTGACAGTAGGTCATTGCTTTTTTGTCTTTTTGCATCTTTTTCTTCTTTTCTTTTTCTTTTTTCCTCCTCTTTAGCTGCTTTTTCTATACTTTCTGGTGAGTTAGGATCTGCTACTCTCTTTTTTTCTTTTTCAGCATCTTTTTTCTTTTTATTCGCTTCTGTCTGTGCTTTTTTTATCCTAGCTTCTTGCATTTTAGCTAAATTCTCATTGCTTTCTCTACTTTTTCTTAATTCTTCTGCTAATTTATCCATATCTCCTTTTCCTCCACCTCCGGGAAGACCCCCTAGTTCATCTTTAAGTAACTTTAAAACTGATGGATCTATTGCAACTAATGTTACATTAAACGAAGGAGAAGCGGAATAATAGTCTAATGCTTTTTTCATTGCTTCATAAACTGTATTTCCTATCCTATCTATTGTCGAATCACTGAATTCTGATGGTTTACTCATCGGAGAATTAGAAAATTGACTAAAAGCTCTAGAGGCTCCCTTGAATACCGCCTCTTCGATTATTTTAAGCATTTCATCTGATACCTCTCCGGGAGAAGCTGTTTTTCCTATATTTATTTCTGGTGCAGTATTTATCGGTGAGGAGCTGCCTGTACCTCTACCACCGCCTTTACTACCACCACCTGGTGTAATTTCTCTTCTACTTTTTCCACCTCCACCACTTCCGACTTTTTCCGAGGATGATGCAACTACGTCGGGAACCGTATTGGGAACAACTTCTGCGGGTGATGATGCAACTACGTCGGGAACCGTATTGGGAACAACTTCTGCGGGTGATGATGCA